GTCGGCATGGTTCGAGCGAGCAGATGCCACCGGCTGAATATGAAAACCTATATTATCAACGGCTCAGAAGTGTCTAGATTATCCGTGGCGATTCAGATGAGATTGAATCGTTATTCTTATCATTGAAAGGTACATATGCAAGTATGGCCGCACTAGGCGGCCAATAATCTCAATTTATATCGATAAAGCTTTTATGGGTATTCGGCATTTTGGATTGAACAGATTCTCTTAGCCGAATGGATAAATTGTTAATTTGATTTGCATCCTCCCAATTATCGATGGGGGAGGGTAATGACTCGGAAAGTTTCAGCGCTTTTTCAAGGGTTTTGATTAGATCATTTTGCTGTTTATCTGACACGACATCTCCTTTTGTGATTGGTACGTTTTTGGCGATTCGATCCTATCACAAGACCACATAGCGGGTGTGGCAAAAATCCCGCCATTTTTAGGAGGTTACATGCAAGAGCCTCGCTGCATCGCGCAGCTTTTACTCAATCACCAGACAGCTCGACCGTTGAACTTTCATATTACTCATGGCAAGGGGCGTAAGGGAATCATCATCAGGGGGCATTGCTCTAGGAGAGAGCGTTTTTTACGTACTGTTTTAAACATGTTGAGGAGAAGGAAATGACGGCTATGACATTGGCTGTGGTAAAGACTCAGCCCGGTGGGTTACGTGAGCTTGTAGCTAAATACTTAGCGCTGCCTCGTTGGCAGGACACTTGCTCGTTTTACAATGGCTTGCTCGAGCGTGAGCGCTTGTCTGTATGTTTTCATGCGCAGCTAAAGCAACGTCATGCTGTTATGCTTCTGGAAGAGATGAGCGACTGTGATCGTGAACGTATTGTATGTGCAATTGATGAATTGCGAAGCGCCTTTGCAACGTATAGAACTCGGGGAGTCAGTAAGTCTGGCTTCATAGGGCGTCTGACTATAAGCCAGCGTCGGACATTATTTCTACATGCAGGACTTACAGAGGAAGAGTTTAATCAGCCATATTGGCATATAGATAACGAGCAATGCCTATGGCGCAAGGCTTTATTGCGTGCGCTCAGAGAGTTATTAAATTTATTTGAGTATGCCCCCACGATATTAACGTCAGTTAAACCAGAACAGTATCTGCACTAATTAATTTCCAGTATTGATTAACACACGCTCGTGTGGATTTTCATATTATCTATTTTTCTTGCGAGGGTGTTTATAGTGGGTGAGTTGACGAAATTATTAAATGATGCAATTAGCAAATCTTTAGCCGATGCCAAAGCAGATAGCTGTGCTCGTTTTTCAGCACATCTTGATGGACTTATTCGTCATATAACCAAAGAAGAGTTATCCAGTATTGAAATTATAGAGCTCTTACATCATGAGTCGTTGAAGTTCCATTCCGCTGGTTTTACTTATTAACCAGTTCAATCATTAGCAAGATAGAGTAAGAATTATGTCTATCCGTATTGACATTGATAATAAATGGGTCGTTACAAGCGATCAGTATCAATTTATTTTGCAAGAAAAGAAGATTGCCATCAGTGGCAAAAATGCAGGCAAAGAGTGGATGGACACCATTGGTTATTACCCAAAGGTAAGCCAACTCGTTGCCGGTTTGATGCATCACCACATCCTGAACTCAACTGCAAAGTCATTCGATTTGCTTGCGGCAGAAGTGGCTCGTATTGGCCAGGCTTGTGAGCTGGCATTTATTGCAAATGCATAGTAACCCTCAACGGCGTAAAGCCATCCCTCTTTTAGTCAAAAACACCAGCGCGCTTATGGCTGGTGTTTATTTGAATAGTCCTCCTCGCCATACTCCAACGTTTGATCCTAATGACAGACCTCTTACACGTGATGAACACCGTCAGGTGCAAGCGGTTTTAGCCAATATCAATATGCTGCCGTACATGCTGCGAGCTCAATTTAGCAATCGGTATGACTGGCTGAAAACGCATACAACTCAGGTCGAAGCGCTGCGATTTCTTACCAAGACATTTAAGCGACGTTTATGGCCGCGAATAGAAAGTGTTAATAGCAATCACGGTATGAACACTTCGGCATCGCTGCGTTTCATCTGCGAGAGCGATGCCTATTCCCGTTTGCCGGGCATGAATGATAAGGCATTAGGGAAGTTTGCCGGTCGGATCGCTGCACAGCTGTTTAATGCTTATGAAGAACTGAGCGGCCGTTTCGCCAATGAACGAGAAGGCGAGAAAAATGAAGTGCTGTTTACCAGCGAAGCTCAATCTTGGTTATACGGTGAAGTCGCTGGTGCTGCGCGAGCGTTTAACATTACCCCTCTGCACTGGAACAAATATCGCAAAGGCAAGCTGACTATCCGTGATGCATTTTCAGCAATTGCTCGCCTGGTTAACGATGAATGGTGGGTTCGTCAGCTTAAAGCCCAGCGTACCCGATGGAATGAAGCACTGTTAATTGCTGTAGGGGAGGTTAGTAAGAAACGTTCTCCTTACGCCAGCAAACAGGCTATTCGCGATGTCCATGCTCGTCGTCTGTCCAACATGGAATATCTGAAAGGCTGTGAGCTGGAGAACGTCGAGACTGGCGAGCGAATAGACCTTATTGAGAAGGTACTTAAAAGTATTTCTAATCCAGAGATACGGCGTATGGAACTGATGAACACCATTGCAGGGATTGAACGCTACGCAGCAAGCAAAAGCGATGTAGGAATGTTTATTACCATTACCACGCCATCAAAATATCACCCTACACGTACCGTTGGTGCTGATAAATCCGTACAGCTTAATCACAAGTGGAATGACGAGGCTTACAGCCCTAAAGATGGTCAGCGTTATCTATGCGGCATTTGGAGCAAGATGCGCACGGCATTTAAAGATAACGGCCTTAACGTATACGGAATGCGTGTTGTTGAACCTCATCATGATGGTACGCCACACTGGCACATGATGCTTTTTTGCCGAAGCGAACAGCGCCGTCAGGTTGTCGAGATCATGCGACGTTATTCTCTGAAGGAGGATGGAAACGAGCGTGGTGCGGCTCGAAACCGCTTTGAATGCAAACACCTGAATCAAGGCGGGGCAGCTGGCTACATCGCAAAATATATTGCGAAGAATATAGATGGGTATGCCCTTGATGGTGAGATAGATAGAGACACTGGCAAGCCGCTAAAAGATACTGCCGCAGCGGTAAATGCCTGGGCATCGACCTGGCGTATTCCTCAATTTAAACCCATTGGCCTCCCGACGATGGGGGCTTATCGCGAACTGCGTAAATTGCCGCGAGGCGTAAGTATTGCCAGCGAGTTTGATGACCGGGTAGAGGATGCTCGTGCGGCAGCTGATGGTGGTGATTTCGATTTATATATTGCAGCGCAGGGTGGGGCTAATGTCTCGCGTGACGAGCAAACCGTCAGGGTTGCACGTAAAATTGCTGACGAACTTAATGCCTATGACGAGGAAGTGCAAAAAGTTGTTGGCATTTTCGCGCCACACCTTGGTCCCAGCCATGTTCGCGTTACCCGCACAACGCAATGGCGCATCGTCTCTAAGGCAGTTGACGTTGAACCTTGCCTTTTGACTTTAAAGAGCGGCTCTGCCGCGACTCGGAGTCCTGTCAATAACTGTGGGGTAGGTGTTTTGACAAATGAAAAACAATTGTTCCTCAATAGTTCTGAACAAACAACTAATGTACTAACTGGTATAGGTAAAATGATAATAGTTGATAGTGAGCACTTTACTGCGATAGAGGATATATGACTTTGAAAGGTATTAAGGTAGATCGGTTGTACAACATGAAAAGTGTATAATATTGGTTTTCAATATCAGCATGATTTATACCCCCAGCCATTATTATATTACAATATGGCTGGGGTTTTATATCGAGATGCTTTAAATCCAGTTGACAAAATCTTCTATTTCATGGTGGTTTTTAACTACATCAGATAAAGGTTTTGTATCATCACTTAAACATTCTAAAAGTCTATCCCATTCTTCTTGGCTTTTTCCGAAGCCGTATACTTGCTCTATATCGCCAGATTTCCATATGTATATCCCAATATTTTTAAGAATATTATGCATGTCATGGATGATTGTTTTTGTTGATTGGTGTTGGCATATTTTTATAAAGTCCTGACTGGAGCTGCTTTTAAATGACTCAACTTTTCTAACGGGGTTTTTGAGACCTAGATCATTTTCTGCAATTGACTTAAGTAGTTGTTCGCATTCACCCTTTAGATTATCTTTGTATCGTGATGTTAATAATTTAGATAAAAAATCGCAATCGGATAATATTCTCGTTTTAATGCCAATCGCATTAATCACTTCAGCCATTCCTAAGAGGCTGCCTTTGCCATCAACAGAAACTATACATTTTTTACTTGGGTTTATTTCTGTGTTTTTAACTTTTTTATATAATGCATTTAATACACTGGTTTCAGTTTTCCCTTCTACTAAGATTACCTCTTCCGAGAATAAGAAGTATGAGGAGTTAGAAAGCGAAAAAGCCAAATGCAATTGTGGTGAAGAGGCTTTATATAGCTCTTCGATTTTTTCTGAAATGGTCTGTCTGGCTATCGTACCATGGTTGTTCTTAAAAACCTGAACTGCATTTGACGCATGTTGAGATGAAAGCATACTTGCTGAGTGTGTCGATATTATCACTTGATATCCGAGATCGCTTAATATAACTAAAGACTCTCTTACTGAGTTGATCGCAGAAGGATGAAGATACAATTCCGGTTCATCAATAAAAATTAACGTGTTGGATTTATTATTATCTTTATTGTTTTTTTTGATTTCGGCTAAGTATTGAATTAATGCCATTTGAATAGATCTTTGAGTGCCGTGACCAAATCGACTGATATCCCTCATAACATTTTCATCTTCACGAGACTCAAATACTTTTAATGTCCCTGATTTAAATATTTCATCTAAGGTTGGAGTTGGGAAGTGAATCTTTATATTAACATCAGGGAAAAACTGTCCAATTTTTTCATTAACACCGCTATCAATGTTATTCAAACTGTCCAGTCTCGTCTCTCCGTCATGAGAAAGATACTTTCCAATTTCAGATATCTTTTTTGAGAATCTTTCATCATATTCTTCTTTTATCCCAGAGACTATAGCTGCTAATATTTTACTGATAGTAGTTCCCGATTTGTTTTTTGTTGTATCTTCTACAGCATCAGACATTGCAGGTATATGTATTGGCTCTGGGAATATGTTGGATATCGAGCCATCAATGCCACCTGGGTTTTTCTTCCATTTCTCGCCATCAAATACCTCTATGCTTTTCTTGATTTTACCGTCTTCTATTTCTTGTTTTCGCGAGAAACAAAGACTTCCATTTATTATGAATGGTTTTATTTTTTTTTGGTTTTCTTCTGTAAGCAATGTTAGCGTTTCATCTGTGATTCCAGAAATTGTGCCTTCAACAATAACTGATTGATTAGAATTATACATATCAGAAGTGGATATTGTAGAGCCGTCTAAAAGCCATTTGATTGCTAATATAATGTTGGACTTCCCAGCATTATTGTAACCAACTAATGCTGTATAAGGGCGTAGGGATACTTCAGTGCTTTTGCAAGATCTAAAGTTTGTTATTTTTATCTTAGTAAGGCGAACTGTCATTTTTTTTCCTTTGATATGGGTTTAGTTAATATGTATGAGAATGCTTACTTGATTATGAATTTAATTTTAATGTGCAATTGAACCTTTTTTCTACAGCTGCATGTTTTTTTTTGCAAGAGATAAAGGTTCTTTTACACTAAAAACTACAATTTCTGGGGGGTATGAGCGGCGGTTAGTTGATTGTAATTTATTTTATTTGTTGGTTTTAGGTGGGTGGGTTATCTTCTGTGTGTTACTTCTGGTGATGTGCAGAGTGCTTTTTGGGATAATGGACTTTTTAAAACTGAGTTGGAGTCATAGTGTGAATGGTTTAAAGATATGTATAAATACTGAGGGTGCGGTTGTTTTTGATGTAATTCCTTTTTTAGATGATTTCAAAGATTGCGAGTATAATCCAAGGGAAAGATATAATGATGCTGTACGTGATGATGATGTGGGTTTGGTTTTAATGATTGATGGTGGTAAGAATAAAATAGGATATTGCTCTTATTTTGTTTGTGAGTCGACTGCTTATAATGAGGACAAGATCATATGTGCCTTTAATATTGATTACATTTATATTAGAGAGGGTTCACGGGGGGCGAAGTATTCAAATATAATGATTCCATATGTTGTGGGTGGCATTTTTTCGGTTTGTCAATCGATTAAAAGTAAGTGTGATGCTAAAGGAGTGGAACTATTCGATGGTTCACATTATGTTTCCCCTTTTGGAGAAGTGTTCGGGAATAGAGTTTACGATGATGTTTCAGCCCTAATACGATGTGAATAATTGCTTTTTGATATATCAATATAAACTGAAACATGCATGTGTTACTTGCATGATTGTGCATTTTTCTCTGGTTATAGTTTTGGCCGAGTGAGATCAGCGCTGGCGCGCCTCCGGCCTGTTCATGCAACTGCATTAAAAGCGACCCATAAAGCGGGCAGGCGTGGCGGGGGAAGCATTGCGCGCTGAGGCGGGTATTTAATTATTATTTTTCGGCCTGAGCGCGGCGCTATGGCGTCCGGGTGTTAGGGGTCGTGTTGCGAGGTGGTGCCGGGTTTCGGTGGCGTGTCGTGCGTCTGAGGCGGTCTGGTGATGGGGTGTAAAAAAACCGCCCTGGGGCGGCTGCGGTGGATGGTTCAATCTTCATCAAGCGAGTATTTTTTGAATCTGATAATTTCTTCCCCCGCCCACTCGTTAAGCTCCATGAAACGCGCCTGCAGTGGAGACAGCTCGTTACGCACAAAGACCTTTGCCACTTTCTCAATATCGCCCATCGAGCCGATGTTCTCGGGCTTGCCGCCCATGAGCTGGAACGGGATCCGGTGCGCGTCGAGCAGGTCGGCGGCGCTGGCCTTTTTGATATTGAAAAAATCGTCTTTGGTTGCCACCTCACTGAGCGGCACGATTTTAATGCCGTCCGGTTTTCCGTTCGGGGCGTAGAAAAACAGGTTTTTAAAATTGCCGAGCCCTTTCGAATCGCGCATGGAACGGCGCAGCGCTTCAACGTCGGTGCTGCTCTGTGCGGCGTCGGTCACATACATGATGTAACCGGCGTGCGCGCCGTTCTGGTAATACTTGCGACGGAACAGCGTCGCCGACTCATTCAGCCAGGCTGAGTTTAATGCGCTGAGATATTCCGGCATCCCGTAAAGCTCCTGATTAATATCAGGCTCCATCAGGTGAAACACCGAGCCCGCCGCGTACTGATGCGGCTTGTTGAAATCCTGCAAAAACCAGTAAGTATCATGATCCACGCCACGCCGGGTGTATTTGGCCGGGGAGGTTTCAAAGCGCAGCGCCTTGTTGCTGACACTCTGCCGTTTTTCCAGAAAGCCGTTGCCGAACACCAGAAAATCCAGCGTCAGGCGGCTAAAGTCCTGACTGGAGAGCTTCGGGTGCGGGATGTACGTCGACACCAGAATATTACGCTTAACGTAAATCGGTGAGCTGTGGTGCACGGCGGCGCGCATCGTTTTCGCAAGGCCGGAGAAGCTCACCGGCGGCTCGTACCATTTGCCGTTATGGGCGCATTCCAGATAGTCGAAAATTTCCCGGCGATCGAGCACCGGCGTCGGCTCCCCGAAAGTAAACGCCTCCATGTTTTGTGATGGGGCGGCGGTGTGCTGCTGCGCTTTTGCCGCGCGCTGGCCTTTGTATTTTTTTTTCATCAGTAAAATTCCAGAATGGAGGAGGACGCCTGGCCGCTGGCGGCGGTCAGTGGTTCATTGATTAATACGTGCATGGTTGCCCAGGCTAAATCGGCGTGGCTCGCCTCTTCGGTGCGGCTCGCTTCATACGTTGAGCTGCGCCCGCTGCTGGTCATGGTTTTGCGGATAGACATAAACGACTGCGTGATATCCGTCGCGCCGACGTCGTATTCCAGACAGCCGCGGCGAATAGTGTCTTTTGCCTTGAGCACCATCGCGGTTTTCATTTCCGGTGTGTAGCGAATCTCTCGCGCTGCCGGGTAGAACGAGCGCACGAGCTGGTAAACACCCTGGCCGAGGCCGGTAGCATCAATACCGATGTACTCCACGTTATATTTTTGCGTGAGCGCCCGGATTGACTCGGCCTGTGTGGCAAAGTCCATGCCTTTCCACTGGTGGCGCTCCAGGATACGGAACTTGCCCCCGGCGACAACCGGCGGCGCGATAACCACGCAACCGGCGCTATCCCCACGCAGTGACGGGTCGTAGCCGATCCACACCACACGGTGACCGAATGGCCGGTCGGCGTAAGGCTCGACGTCCTCCCACTCTTCCATGCTGTCGACCATGCAGCGCTGCAGCTCCTCGAACGGAAACACCGAGGCTTTATCGTCGACAAACTCGCACATAAACAGGTTGCGGAAATCATCGGCGCTGTTTTCCTGTTTCAGCGTGTTCAGGTCAAACAGGGTGCAGCCCCCGGCGAGCGCGTCCTCAATGGTGACAATCTGCCGCCACTGACCGTCGGCGCAGGCCACGCCCCGCGCTAACGCGGTGTGGCTGATATCAATCTCGACCCGCTCGCTGGCGCTGGCGCGTCCCTTGTTAAACAGTTCGCCCGACCAGAACGGATAAGCACCATGGCCGAGAGAGGAAGGTGTCGAAAAGTAGGTCGTGCGGAGGTGTTTTTGTGAGGCCATGCCCGAGGCGACTTTACGCAGGCGCTGGAAGTTCGGGATCCAGAAAATCTCGTCAACATACAAATCACCGTTGTGGCTTTGCGCGGTGTTGGAATTGGTGCCGAGGAAAATCAGTTTCGCGCCGTTGTTACCGATGACCACCGGGTCGCCGGTCAGGTCGACGTCGACCTGGCGCGCAAACTGGATGATGTATTCGCGGAACACATACGCCTGAGTTTTACTGGCCGACAGGAAAATTTGATTGTTCCCGGTTTTGAGCGCGCGCAGTAACGCCTCACGCGCAAAATAGAACGTCGCGCCAATCTGGCGGGATTTGAGAATGTCGCGAATGCGGTGAGCCAGACCTGCTCTGTACCATTCGAGTTGATACTCGAAAGACTGGTCGAAAAAAAGCGCCTCCAGCTTCTCTATCGCTTCCTCTCTGAAATAATTCTTTTTCGGCTGTTTGCGATCCCCTTTATTTCGGTTCGCTACCTTCGGATTTAAGTCGGCCTCATTCCCGCTCACGCCGTAGCGGTTTATGCGGGCGAAGCGCTCCATTTGCCGCCCCAGAAAATCGGCGACTTTGAAGTCGTGCGCGGTGAGGTCGGGCTTTGCGTAAAGCTGAATCAGCCGCGCCTCGAGCGTGCTCTCAACCCGGTTAAGCGGTGCCGTTTCTTCCCACTGGTCGCGCTGTTTCCAGCTCTGCACCGTGGGGCGTTTGGTCTGCAACATTTCCGCGATTTGCGGCACGGAAAACCCCTGCCAGTACAAAAGCGCGGCCTGCCGTCGCGGGTCGCTGAGGATGGATGTGTCGGTCGTGATGTTCATGAATGCCTCGCCGTGGTTGATACCAGGGCAAGGCTAAAGAAACGGGTGGGCTTATTCGCTAAGTCCCTGTTGTGTCAGGCGTTGCACTTCTGTAACGGGTGGCTGGCGTGGGTCGGAGTCGGGAAACTAAGCCCGAACCCATCACCCACAATCAGGACTCCTGAACATGGCTAAGAAAGTCTCTAAGTTTTTCCGTATCGCTGTAGAGGGCGATACCTGCGACGGGCGCGACCTTAGTGCCGTTGATATTCAGCAGATGGCCGACAGTTTCGACCCGCGCGTTTATGGCTGCCGTATCAACCTCGAACACATTCGCGGTTATCTCCCGGACAGCGATTTCAAACGCTACGGCGACGTGGTGGAGCTGAAAGCCGAAACCATCGACGACGATTCCGCGCTTAACGGCAAGCTGGCGTTGTACGGCAAAATCGCCCCGCTCGACACCCTGGTCGAGATGGTTGGCAAAGGTCAGAAGGTTTACACCTCCATCGAAATCCAGCCGAACTTTGCAAACACAGGCAAATGCTACCTGGTCGGCCTGGCCGTGACCGATGACCCGGCAAGCCTCGGCACTGAATACCTCCAGTTCTGCAGCAAGGCTAAACACAACCCGCTCAAGCGCTTCAAAGTGAGCCCGGACAATCTTTTCTCTGTCGCCACTCTGGCTGAAATGGAGTTCGAAGATGTGCCGGAAAAACTGCTCAACAAAATCACCGACTCGGTAAAGGGTATTTTCAGCCGCAAACAAGCCAGCGACGACGCGCGTTTTAACGACGTGCATGAGGCGGTGACCGTCATTGCCGAGCAGGTGCAGCAGACCGGCGACGATACCGCCGCGCGTTTCAGCAAGCTGGAGGCTGAAATCACCGGGCTTAAAAAGACCGTGACCGACCAGGCCACCGAAACCAGCCAGCAATTCAGCACCCTGGCGAGCACCCTGGACAACACTGAGAGCAAGACCCAGCAGCGCCGCAAATTAAGCACCGGCGGCGGCGGTGAAAATGCGGTTGAAGTGCTGACCGACTGCTGATTAACGCCTTTGAATCAGCACCGATTCAGAGCCGAACCCATTTAAAACAGGAATAAAAAACCATGCGTAAAGAGACCCGTTTCCAGTTCAACAAGTTCCTGAGCCGTATTGCCGAATTAAACGGTGTGGCCGTGAGCGACCTCAGCAATAAATTTACTGTCGAGCCGTCTGTGACGCAGACCCTTTTCGAAAAGGTGCAACAGTCCTCCTCGTTTCTGGCGCTGATTAACATGCCCGTGGTGCGTGAGCTGACCGAGGAGAAAGTCGGCATTGATGTTAACGGCTCAATTGCCAGCACCGCAGACACCGACAACGGCGTCGAGCGCAAGACCGCGGATTTTTCAAAGCTCGATGCTTACCGCTATTTCTGCAAGCCGGTTAACTTCGATTACCACCTGAAATACACCAAACTCGACCTGTGGGCGCGCTATCAGGATTTCCAGATCCGCATTCGCAACGCCATCATCAAGCGCCAGGCGCTGGACTACATCACCATCGGTTTTAACGGCGTAAGCCGCGCGCCAACCTCTGACCGTAAGCAAAACCCGCTACTGCAGGATGTGGCGATCGGCTGGCTGCAGAAGTACCGCAACGACGCGCCGGAACGCGTGATGAGCAAGGTTGTCGACGATGACGGCAAGGTTATTTCCGACACCATCAAAGTGGGGAAAGGCGGCCATTACGCCAACCTGGACGCCCTGGTGATGGATGCTCACGAATCCCTGATTGATGAAATCCACCGTGAAAACCCGGAGATGGTTGTCATTTGCGGCCGCCGCATTCTGACCGACAAGTATTTCCCGATGATCAACACGTTCCAGCCGAACAGTGAAGCCCTGGCCGGGGAGCTGATTATCAGCCAGAAAACTATCGGCCAGCTCCAGGCGGTGCGCGCGCCGTTCTTCCCGGCTAACGCGGTGTTTATCACCACGCTGGATAACATTTCCATCTACCTCTACGAGGACGGCCACCGCCGCCACATCGTCGAAAACCCGAAACTCGATCAGGTGGAAAACTACGAGCAGGTGAAAGTCGATTTTGTTATCGAGGACTACGCCGCCGGTTGCCTGATTGAAAATATCGAGATTCTCGACCCGGAAGAGCCAGGCACTGCCGAAGCGACCAGCGCGAGCGTATTCGCGGCTGAGCTGGTGAAAGCCATGCAGCACCTGAACGCGCCGCAGTCTGCGCCGGTTGCTGACACCGAAAACGACCAGAAGGACGCCTAAGCCATGCTGAGCCCCGCACGACGTCACGCGATGCGGGTCTCGGCCAGCCAGGCAGCGCAGCGGGAAAACGCCCCGCTGCGCCACGCCACCCCTTACGAGCAAATGCTCGTCAAGCTGGCCGCAGACCGTCGGACATTAAAAAACATCCATTCCAACGAAGCGAAAGCGACGAAAAAAGCCGAGCTGCTGCCGTTTTATCTGCCCTGGGTAACGGGCGTGCTGGAGAACGGCACCGGCAAGCAGGACGACATTTTAATGACCGTCATGCTCTGGCGACTCGATGCCGGGCAACTGGCTGGCGCGCTGGAAATCGCCCGTTATGCGCTGCGCTACAACCTCGCCACCCCTGACGGCCATGCGCGCACCGCGCCTTACATGCTGGCCGAAGAGTTTGCCCTGTCAGCACAACGCGCCAGCGATGGCGGACAGCCGGTTGACGTGCCGCTGCTGCTGGATGTGCTGGAACTGGTTCGTGATGCCGATATGCCCGACCAGGTGAAAGCCCGTCTGCATAAAGTGATCGGTCTGGCGATGCGTGATGCCGGAAACCCCGCCTCCGCGCTGGAGCACCTGAGTCGTGCGGTGCAGCTCGACCGCAACGCCGGAGTACGCAAGGACATTGAGCGCCTGACACGCGAGCTCAACCCAAAACCGGCAGCCACAAAAACACCGGCGGCTAAGGCTCCGGCCAGCAAGACCCCGGCGAAAAAACAAGATTCAGCGGTGAAACGAGGGCGAGGCCGTCCGAAGAAAGTCACCGCCTAACCGAAAGCGCCCCGCGCCGGGCGGCACGCTGGTCAAAGACGGTGATCCACCGACACGGCGACCGGCGTCCACCGCCCACCCATTACAGAGGTTGTCATGACAGTGATTATCACTAAGCCGGAAACGGCACCGGTCGAGCCTGGTGTGGTTATCCCCGCCCGACCGGTGCCGGAGGCCGTTATCACCAACACGGCGTTTTTCCCGGCCATTGAGCCCGCGCGTATTCGCGAGCTGCTGCGCATTGAAAGCACCGTGAGCCCCGTGCGTTTACGCGCCGCGATTATCGACGGTATGGCAGAAACCAACGCCGAGCTAAGAGAGTACCGCGAGGAGCAAATCTTGCTCGGGCGTGAAACCCTGGCCGACGTTCCAGCCGACAACATCGACGGTGAGAGCGTGCGCTGTTTTTACTACCTGCAGGCCGTCAGCGCCATGACAACCGCGAAGCTTTATGAGGGTTATCGCGGCGTGGATGCGAGCGCCAAAGGTGACAAGAAAGCCGACAGCATCGAGAGCGTGATTGATGAAATGTGGCGGGATATGCGCTGGGCGATAGCCCGTATCCAGGACAAATCGCGCTGCATCATCGGGCAAATCTGATGAAGGTTTACGCGCAACAGGGCGACACCCTAGACGCACTTTGCGCCCGCTACTACGGGCGCACTGAGGGGGTATTCGAGGCGGTACTCGTCGCAAATCCGGGACTCGCTGAGCTCGGGGCGGTGCTGCCGCACGGCACTGAAATTGAACTGCCGGACGTGGAGACCGCGCCGGTAACTGAAACTATCAACCTGTGGGATTAATTATGACTGAGGGTGAAAAAAGCGTACTGACGCTGTTCTTGATGGGAATGATGATTGTGGTTGGCAAGGTGATGGCCGGGGGTGAACCCATCACGCCGCGCCTGTTTATCGGGCGCATGTTGCTGGGTGGATTTGTCTCGATGGTGGCCGGGGTGGTTCTGGTGCAGTTCCCGGATATGTCACTCCCTGCGGTCTGTGGCGTGGGCTCCATGCTCGGGATTGCCGGTTATCAGGTGGTCGAAATCGCTATCCAGCGCCGTTTCAAATCTCAGAAAGGAGATCAGGATGCCGGTAATTAACACTCACCCAAACGTTGCCGCTTTCCTCGATATGCTGGCGTACTCAGAGGGAACCGCCACCCACCCACTGACAAAAAATCGCGGCTATGACGTGATTGTCACCGGGATGGATGGCAAGCCCGAGATTTTTACCGACTATAGCGATCACCCGTTCGCCAGCGGCAGGCCTGCCAAAGTGTTTAACCGACGTGGGGAGAAGTCCACGGCATCCGGGCGCTATCAGCAGCTTTATTTATTCTGGCCGCACTATCAGAAGCAACTCGGGTTACCCGACTTTAGCCCACTGTCGCAGGATAAGCTCGCCATTCAGCTTATCCGGGAGCGTGTTGCGCTGGAGGATATACAGCAGGGGCGCATTGAGCGCGCGATTTCCCGCTGCCGTAATATCTGGGCGTCGTTGCCGGGGGCTGGTTACGGCCAGCGAGAGCACAACCTCGAATCGCTGATTGCCGCATATCGCAAAGCTGGCGGGGTGGTGTCATGAAAACGCTGATTGTACTCCTTGCCCTGGCCGTGCTCGGGCTGCTGTGGATGCGCCACGAAAACACCACGCTCACCCGCTCATTTGAAAAGGCTAACCGCGTCGCCGGGGAGCAAAAAACACAAAACATCATGCTGAAAAACCAGCTCGATGTTGCGGCCAGAATCGCCGACAGCAAAGAGCGTGCGCAGGTGGATTTGAGAAACAAACTGGCAACGGCTGAGGCGCTGGCCGGGCGTCGAAGCAACACGATTACGAGGCTACTCAATGAAAATAAAGCACTTCGCGAATGGTATGACACTGCTTTACCTGATGATGTTATCCGGCTGCAGGAGCGCCCCGCCTTTGACACCACCGCCGATTATTTACAGTGGCTGTCCGAAAGTAGCGCTGTGCAAACTCCCGGCCAGCCAGCCGCGCATTAACGGCGATTTGCTTGCGGATAATCGCCAGCTCGAAAGCGCCTGGGTGAGCTGCGCCGCCCAGGTCGAAACGGTGAAAAAATGCCAGGATAATCTCGATGCACAAACAATCCAGTCTGAAAAAAGTCCTCACTGAGGCGGTGCCGGGCGTGGCAACCAACCCGAGCATGATGCGCATTTTTGCCGATGAGGGGGCAATTGATTCCACCCTTGCCACTTCGCTCTCGTTCGTGAAGCGGTACACGCTCAACGTGATCCTGACCGATTACACCGGCGATATTGATTACATCTTAGTGCCGATCCTGAAATGGGTGCTCGTGAATCAGCCGGATATCATGACCACTGACGAGGGGCAGAAAAAAGGGTTTACGTGGTATGCCGATATCAATAACGACAGTAGCGTCGATATCAGCATCAGTTTACGCCTGACCGAGCGCACCATAGTCCGGGAGGAAAGCAACGGTGATTTGCACGTCAGCTATGCGCCGGAACCGCAAGAGGCGCTCTGGTAATGGACGGGCTCAAGCCGTTTGACGACAAGCTCGCCGCGCTGATTGCGAACCTGTCACCGGCTGGCCGCCGCAAAATGGCCGGGGAAATAGCCAAAAAGCTGCGCACCCGGCAACAGCAGCGGATAAAGGCGCAGAAAGACCCCGACGGCAAGCCCTACGCCGCACGAAAGCGCCAGCCGGTGAAGAGCAAGAAAGGCCGCATTAAGCGGGAAATGTTTGCGAAGCTGCGCACCAATCGCTACATGAAAGCCACCGGCAGCGACGAAGCCGCGGTCGTGGAATTTGTCGGTAAAGTGCAGCGCATAGCGCGCGTGCATCAGGAGGGGTTAAAGGACAAGCCTAACCCGGCGGCGCGTGAAATCCAGTATCCGACACGCCAGCTTCTCGGATTGTCTTTTAACGACATACAATTAATTGGAATTACCATTTTTGATAGCTTCATAAAAAAACCGTAACATGATAAAAGCAATATTCTTAGACTGGTTTGATAGATGTTTTTCTGAATGTGTTTTTATCTAGAGGTTTAAATGAAATTTCCATATTTCGTGGGTGGTTTTAGCGTTTTGCTGGTTGTTGTTTATGGGGTTGTTCTAATATTAAATCTCTATCCCAAAGATGTGCTTACCTTAGCGGATGCAGGTACTTTTGGCGATAGTTTTGGTGTTCTAACATCTCTTTTCTCTGCACTTGCTTTTTTGGGTGTTGTTTGGACATTGCATTACCAAAGAGAGGAATCCAGGCTTCAAAAGGAAGAGCTAAGTGAAAATAGAAAGGAAATGGCAAAGCAAGGGTTCGAGAATTCATTTTTTCAAATGATTAGATTGCACAATGAGATCGTTAACGGGTTTTCGCTTAGGGTTGGTGCAATTAATAACATTCAAGTGAAAGAGGGTAGGGTTGTATTTGATGACTTGGATAAGCAGTTGCGTCGTTTATTCGATAATAGAGGACTTTCCCTTGACTCTCCAGAAGAAGAAATAAGTGAGTTTTTTGATATTTTTTATGAACGACATAAGCATATGTTGGCGCATTACTTTAGGTTTCTTTATAATATATATAAATTTATTCATGAATCCGATGTGGGGGATAAATATTTCTATGCCAAGCTGGTGAGAGCTCAGTTGTCAAACCAAGAGCTTTTCATCCTGTATTACAATGCGCTAAATAAACGTGGCGAGAAATTCAAGAAATACATGATTGATTTTCAATTGATGGATAATCTTTCAAGTGGTGAATTATTCTTCCCAGAGCACCGAGAGCTTATCCCCGGTGCAGGGTTTAAATCTTAAAAGGCGATGCGTGTGGGGGGGGAATCATTTCTGCACTGATCGGAGTCGGCTTTAAATAAGAGGAAAGCTTTGACTGGCGCGGTCTGGAAAGGAATTTAGGGGTTTTGCACTGCGCGGACGAAAATGATTTTATTTTGACTTTTATGTATCAAATTCTGCACTCGACTAATCTCAAATTAATACCATTTAAATTGAATTTAAATAGCGAGAGTGCAAAACTTCCCGTCGATTATTTATTGGTCAATGACCAAGGAAACCCTGACAGGATACCTGCCAGAATTTATTTCATCTAGCCTGCTTTTTTTTCGCAATATTGGCTAGATCGTTTTCGGTCGTTTGTAATTCGCCATCGGTGTCACGCTCTCTTTTTTCCTGAACGTTCAGAGCAGCCTCTTGGACGGGATCTGGCTGCCTGCCGAGGATTTTTTCCTTCACAATCGGATCCATCCGTAAGAGGTCGATGTTGTCTTCGTCAAGGAGGTAGAGAACGGTCTCTACACCTTTGCGGGCCAACATTGTAGCCAATTGCAAACGCTCCTCATCTGTCAAAAAAGACAGAACCTCTGACAACTTATCACCTTCATTATTATTTTTTGATGGCTTTGGTGTTTCTGGTGATTTTCCTTCACCATCAATTAACCACTTAAGGTCTACACCTTCGCTTTCTGCAATGCGCAGAAGTATGTTCTCCCGCGGCATTGGGGGATTAGCTTCACTCTTGTAGTAACTGTTCAGTGTATTGACGTTAATTCCCCATGCTCTTGCAGCCGCGCTGCGCGAAGGATGCTTCCTGGCTAGCTGTGCAATTCTTGCTATGACAGGTTCTTTTGTCTCTGCATCAAAAGTACGTCGGCGTTCTTTTCTCATAGAAGGTTCTTTTGCACCTAACAATATGAAATACATCGATTTATTTAAAAAACAATAAAATCACCAAAAACACCTTGATTTCGTTCTTTTCGTGATTCATTATTTATCCACAGGAATAACCAACCGGTTATCCCGTTGGGTAATCTTTTAGGATATATGAGCAATGAACCGAAAAGAAGATCTGCGTGCAGATTGGCACCCGGAAGACATCAAATCGAAGCTCCACAAGCGCGGCTTGTCGTTAAGTGAGTTAGGCCGCCGCAACGGTTATGCCTCTGGCTCTCTTAAGTCCGTTCTGCGTTCACCTTGCCGCCCTTATCAGCAGATCGTCGCTGATGCACTGGGTGTTGCACCGGAAGATATCTGGCCAAGCCGGTATCAGTCTGAAAGCTACATACAGAAGGCGTCCTGATTATGTTTGTTGTCGTCAAAGATTTAGTTGGGTTGCCCGGTCTCCCCGCGACAACTAAAGGCATTCGTGAGGCGCTGGAACGTGCCTCTGGTGATTCACCGGCGTTAGTCCGTAAGCGTGAAGGCTCCAAGGCGTTTGAATATCACATCGATTGTCTGCCAGCGGCGGTGCGCGAAGTTGTTCTGGCCCGTCGTGCTGAGGCGGTGCTGCAGAAACCCGAGGTGCAGGGGCAGTTACCGCTGGAGCCTGTAGTGCCTGCAGCCAGAGGTCGTGCTGAGGCGCTTCGCGTTAGTGTTGAGCTGGAAGTGATGCGCAAGTGCCCCGCGCTGCTGGAGCGTCAGCTTGGGTCTCTGACCGATAAACAGCGTAAAACGGGTGATGCCCGTATGACCCTGGTGGCCGAAGTTCGCCGTCTGATGGGGGAGTTGAGTATGAGTCGCAAAGATGCAGTGACGCTGATTTCTGTCCGCTCTCGCGAAGGGACGCTGCCGGAGCGTGTTCAGCAGGCTGCTGATATTGCTAATGCACGCAAGGGTGTGACGCGTACCGGCGTCAGCGTGCGTTCGCTGCAGCAGTGGGTCTCCGATGCCATGACCACCCGGACCGCAGGTGAGCGGATGGCCATTATGGCGCCAGCCAAAATTAAGGCCAAGCCCGCAGAGGCTTATCCATGGCTGTCCGATTTCATGCGTTTTTATCGCGATCCAGCCCGCCCTTCCGTCGCGATGGCATATGAGCGATTTGAAGCCGAGTGGTGCCTGGTGAATGCCGGGAATGATGTGATGCTGTCGATGCTGCCCCGTGTTGATACCGTGCGTTATGCCCTCAGCAAAATCCCCAAAGCTGAACGAGAACGTGGGCGGCGTACCGGGTCAGATTATAAGTCGCTGCTGCCGCATGTGCGCCGTGACTGGGAGAAATTATCGGCCAATAGCGTCTGGATTGGTGATGGCCACGGCATGAAGATGGAGGTTATCAGTCCGACGACCGGTAAACCCTTCCGCCCTGAGATTACGCTGGTAATCGATGGTCGTACCCGCGTGGTGGTGGGCTGGAGCCTGGCGGTGTCAGAGAGCCAGATGGCGGTCGGTGATGCCATTCGTCATGCCGTATCAAGGTTTGGTGTGCCGCTGATGTATTACTCTGATAACGGTGGCGGTGAGAAAAACAAGGTTTTTGATGCGGATGTGACGGGGATATTTTCCCGTCTGGAGATTGAGCATCCGACCGGTATACCGGGGAACCCGCAGGCACGTGGGATTATTGAGCGTCTGAACCAGGAAATACCGAAGCGGGCAGCCATGGCTTTTGGCTCTTGGGTAGGTAAATCCGGTGACCGCGAAACACAACGCAAGTATGTCAAGGCGGTAGAGTCGGCAGTGAATGCTATCGAGAATGGCAAGAACCTGAATGAACGGCAGCTGGCGGTGATGCATAAGGTGCCAACCTGGGAACAGCTCATTGCAGAGATTGAGCACCAGGTGGAACGACATAATAACCGGCCACACAGCAGCCTGCCGGTGCGTGAAGACGGCAAACACTGGTCGCCGCTGGCCTACCGTAATCATGTGATTAAGGAAGAGAATACTGAGATAGAGATGCTCACCACGGCGGAGTTGCACGAGATGTTCCGGCCAGAAAAAATCTGTACTGCGGTACGGGGCGAAATCCATCTGAATAAAAACGTCTACTTCAGTACTGAACTTGCCAGAGTTGAAGGTGAAAAGGTTCGGGTCTGTTATGACATCCATGACCCTCAATCGGTAATTATTCGTCATATGGACGGTTCCTGGATATGTGACGCCATCTGGAACGGTAATAAGGTTTCTGCATTCCCTGAAGCACGTGAAGCGCAGTTGAAAGAGAAGCGGACGAAGCAGCGACGCAAACGCCTTGAACAGAAGCTGGCGCGAGTGGATGAAGAATTGCGCCCGGCCATTGAGCAGAAACCCGAAATTGATATCAGTCTGTTTTCCGCACCCAATTCAAATAAAGAACCCGACCAGGTGTATTTATTTGAATCCGATTATGAACATGATTTAAAGAAAGCCGGTAATCACCGGTAAGGGATTGAAATGAATGTAAAAGAGAAATTACTCCAGATTCTGGAGCGGCCCAACTACACCCAAAAAACGGTAGCGACGAAAACAGGGCTCAGTGCCACAGCGGTCTCTCAATATCTGAAGGGAACCTATAAAGGCAATATCGCCAACGTGGAAGCGGCGCTGACTGATTTTATCAACCGGGAAGAGTGTCGCGCCAATCGCCGGGAAGTGAGAGCGACCTTTGTCCCCACCCAACTGGCCAGCATGGCACTGTCGCTCATCACCAGCACCCATATGGATGGCGATATCGGCGTGATATACGGCCCGGCCGGGATGGGTAAGAGCATGGTTTTACGGGAATATTCGTACAAAAGTAAAGGCGCAATCCTGATTGAGGCTGACCCCGGTTGCACGGCGCGGGTGCTGCTGCAGGAGCTGTGTACCCGCCTGGGGGCAAAACGCACCGGCAATATCCATGAGCTGAGCGAGGAGTGTATCCAGGCGCTGACCGGCACCGGCTGGGTGATTCTGGTGGATGAAGCAGAGCTGCTGCCCTACCGGGCACTGGAGGTTTTACGCCGCATTCACGACCGCTCCGGGGTGGCTATCGTGCTGGCCGGGATGCCGCGTCTGCTGATTAACCTGCGTGGCTCTCGCGGGGAGTTCGCCCAGCTCTACAGCCGCGTGGGGATGTGTCTGAATCTTGAGACCCACAAGGATAAATCCGAGCAGGAAGACTTTAACCGCATTCTGGGCAGTCTGCTGGCGGACGGCGACGAAGACAGCCTGACACAGCCGGAGCTGGCAGAGGCGTTCTTCCGCTGCTCGAAGGGGAATTACCGCCGCATGTTCAAGCTGGCGCGGGGTGTGGTGCGGGCCAGCGCCATCGGAGACCAGGGGGTGAGTGTGAAGCTGGTCGAGTCCTATGCACAGATGCTTATTCACTGAGGGATGTGAGATGGATATTGCAATCAGAAGGGAAATTACGGCGCTTCGGGCCATTGGGTTTAACAGTTGCTTTTTTGTTACTGATGATAGCTGTTCTGCGGGATCGCCTTTTATTCATTGCTATGTACCAGGCCTGTTGTGTGTCGATGTGTATTCCTGGGGGCGGGAGGTCTCGGGCGTAGGGAATGATGGTCGCGACTGGGATGTGGATGAGATGGAGGCGGCGCAGCTGGTCATGCCTTTTATTCAGACGCGGGAAGGTTTTCGTCGGGCTTATCGCCTAGCTCGTCTGTGCGTTCAATTGCCGCGCATGTGGCGGCTCAACTGAGGATTTATTTCATCATGGAAAAACAAACTGTTAACTGGCGTCACTCGCGTGCGCGTTCGGAGATCCACTCTCATGGTGGGCGTGTGACCGGCTGGCATCGCGGCTTCCCGATTGTCTATGCCCTGCCACCGCTCAGTGGTCCTGTATGGCCCGTGACGGAGCTGATTGAAGTCCTGGACGGTGTCCGCAAAGTCACCCGGACATCAAATATCGACGGCTGCACCGTTATCTGGGGGTAGTTATGGCGGTGAAATTAGAGGTCACCATTGCGGTGAGCGAGAGTGGCGATGTGGATTTTCGTTTTGAGTTTGAAGACAAAGATATGCGCGACAAGCTGGAGCGTAATATCGCGGAATCCATGGCCTCAGCTTGCCTTAATGAGTTGAAAAGGCTCGGTAAAACTAACGAAGAGGAATAAACGACATGCCAGCAAAAATCATCATCACGATTCAGGACAAAGGAGACACTTCGCAGGTTGAAGTGGTTGGGGAGCAACTGGGGAATACAACTGAGAACGAAATCGCTCATGCTACCGCCATGGTGGAAGTGATCACCCGGCTGGCGACTGAGATTAACGGAGGAGTACTCAGCAAAAGACCCTTCTCCGACTTCATGATGGAGTGCATCAAGGGGCGTATGGGGCGGCATTAACGTCGTGCATATCATCAATGGCACCAGAGTGATGCCAACCAATTAAGCAGAGTAATCAATCATGTCCGTCACGATAATTATCAAAGTGATCCATACCGACAAGGGGCTGGTGCTTGACCCTGAGATTCAGGCCCCGACCAATGGCCACTGCCAGCATGAGATGCTGTTTGCTACTGGCTATGTAGCTGCCGCCATTGAGACGGTGAATGAGCTGAATGAAAAATTCAGCGAACTGGAAAATAAACCCGGAGAAAAGAAACATGTCTATTAATAACCGAAATGAAATTGTTCCTGAAGGCTATATGAAAGACCGCAAAGCCCGCCTGGTGCCGGTTGAACAGGTCTCTGACTATGACCGTGAGATGGATGACTTTGTCCGCGCCCGCGTCGCTGAAGCAAAAGCGAAGAGTCAGGCGATGGCCGACTTTAAGCGCCAGTCGTTTGGCGACTGCTACGCCTGGATAGAGCTGGCGGCGGAGAAGTTCGGGCGCAAGCCAGGGGGGCTTAAAGGGAATGTCACCTTCTCCAGCTTTGACGGTAGCCAGCAGATTAAGATTGCCGTGCAGGACAAGCTGACCTTTGGCCCGGAGCTGCA